CAGAGCTTAACTACGTTGATGGAGTTACTAGCAACATCCAGACTCAGATTGACAACATTCCAGCACCTCCAGAACTGACACAAGTGCAGGTTGAAGACGACACGTCAACTGTGTTCGGGCAGGTGTCTGGGCAGCGGTTGGGGCAGGCGGTGGCGGCTAACGCTAGTGGTATGGTCCTAATCTCTACCACAACAATTGGGGCGACAGTTTCGGTTATTGATTTTACGGCATTTGATGCGGCGGCTTACGGGTCTTATTTCTTCACATGGGAGAATTTGAAGGGATCAGGCGATCTTGACTTTACCGTTTCGACCGATGGCGGCACGTCTTTTGCCAGCACCAACTATGCCTACAAAGGTTGGTCTACGCTAACAAATGCTGCAGGGTTACCCGATGATGGCGGCGACGCCCAGCTTCGTATTGAGCTAGATAATTATGTCAATACGGGGTCAACAAATGGTGATCTTTGGTTGCACGGTGCAGGCGGTGCAAATGCAACAACAGTTACGTCGCGATCTGCATCGCGCATCACCGATGATCGTTCGGGTTCTGCAAATGTGGTGGGCATGTATTGCCTCGAAGTGGTTGTTAACGCGGTGCGCTTTCAGGGCGGCGGATTTAGTCGCGGAACCTTGCGCATGTATGGGGTGGCAAAATGAAGAAGTATTTAAATGGCGTTTTGGTTGATATGACAGAGGCAGAAATCGGAGCGCTACCAGCCCCCCGAACAGAAGCTGAACTGCTTGAAGAAGTATCCACAGAAGCCCGCGCCAAGCGCAACGCTTTGCTAACAGCGTCCGACTACACACAACTTGCAGACAGCCCACGCGACAAGCAGGTATGGGCTACCTATCGGCAGGCTCTACGTGACATCACAGATCAAGTAGGTTTCCCTGAGACTATCGTTTGGCCTGTGGGACCTTAAAAACAGACAAGATAGGAACCCCTATGTCAACTATTGAAGAGATTAGGACAGCGGCAGAGAACGACCTCGAATTCTTTGTCAATTTGGTTGCTCCTTCTCAGGTTCTCAGTAGTTGCCACAAGGAGGTTCTTTCTTGGTGGACACGACCAGACGCTAAGAGCTTCCAGTTGTTGTTGTTTCCACGAGACCACGGTAAGTCCCGTCTTGTAGCTTATCGGGTAGCTTGGGAACTCACAAAGAACCCTGCCTTACGGGTTCTATACATTTCAGCTACCTCCAACCTAGCGGAGAAGCAGCTTACATTCATCAAAGGTATTATGGACAGCGACATCTTTCGTCGGTACTGGCCAGAACACATTAACAAAGAAGAGGGGAAGCGTGCTAAGTGGACCAATTCAGAAGTTTCTCTGGACCACCCTCTCCGTAAGAAGGAGAACGTACGTGACCCCTCTATCTTTACTGGTGGCCTCACAACGAAGCTCACGGGACTACACTGTGATATTGCAGTTCTTGACGACGTTGTTGTAGCAGAGAACGCACTCACAGTAGATGGCCGCTCTAAGGTGGCCAGTCAATACTCCCTACTCTCCTCCATTGAGGGCTCTGATGCCCGTGAGTGGGTAGTAGGAACAAGATACCACGCTAAGGACTTGTACAACAGCATCATGGAGATGAAAGAGATTCTCTTCAATGATGAGGGTGAGCCCATTGGTGAGGAAGAGATTTACGAGATACTAGAGCGCCCCGTGGAGGACATGGGGGACGGCACAGGTCAGTTCCTGTGGCCACGTCAGCAGCGCAAGGATGGTAAGTGGTTTGGCTTTGATCGAGCCGCATTGTCCAAGAAGCGCGGTAAGTACCTCGACAAGGGGCAGTTCAGGGCTCAGTATTACAACGACCCTAGTGACCCAGACAACATCCCGGTTAGTAGTGACAAATTCCAGTATTTCGATTCCAAGTTCCTCAATCAGGAGAATGGCTACTGGCACTACAGGGGCAAGCGCCTAAACATCTTTGCAGCGATCGACTTTGCTTTCAGTCTACGCGCTAAGGCAGACCACACGGCTCTTGTAACCATTGGGGTAGATTCAGATAACAACATCTACGTCCTAGACATTGACCGCTTCAAGACTGACCGTATCAGTGATTACTTTGATCACATCCTAGCAGCACAGAACAAGTGGACCTTCCGCAAGATTCGTGCAGAAGTCTCGGTAGCTCAGGTAGCCATTGTGAAGCAGTTGAAAGAGTTGATACGTCAACACGGACTTGCACTCTCTGTGGATGAGTACAGGCCGACTAAGCACCAAGGCAACAAAGAGGAGCGCATCTCTGCTATCCTTGAGCCACGTTACGACAACCTTCAGATATGGCACTACAGAGGCGGCAACGTCCAGTACCTTGAAGAAGAACTGCAAACACGTAACCCACCCCACGATGACGTTAAGGACGCCTTAGCTTCAGCCGTGGATATGGCGATTGCACCTAGTAAGTCAGCGTCCCACAGGAAGACAAACAACATCTCGTGGAGTGCCAGTAGGTTCCGCGCTGGAGGTAAATAATGAGCGAAACAGTAGACATCAACCATCTACTCAACCCCGACAACCTAGCAGTAGAGATTGCTAATCGTTGGAACGAGTGGAACATGCTTCGCCAACCTTGGCTTGAGCAGACTAAAGAACTCCGTAACTACGTGTACGCTACGGACACTACTACTACAGGCAATGCTATTCTGCCGTGGTCCAACACAACTACCATGCCCAAGTTGACTCAGATTTCTGACAACCTGCATGCAAACTACTTTGCTACGTTGTTTCCACAACAGAAGTGGATGCGTTGGGAAGCTGCTGACTATGAGTCAGGTAAGATGGAGAAGGCACGTGCCATCCAGTCTTATATGTTCACTAAGTCAAAGCACTCGGGTCTGGTCAACACTGTCTCCGATCTGTTGGTAGACTGGATTCTCACAGGCAACTGCTTTGCTATTGTAGAGTGGGAGGCCGACTATGTAGAGAAGGCTGACGGCACAACTACACCAAAGTACATTGGGCCTCGTACAAACCGTATCAGCCCCTACGACATCTGCTTTAATCCTGTAGCGTCCTCTTTTGAGAAGACGCCTAAGATTATTCGTAGTATCAAGTCTATGGGTGAACTGAAGCGGGACATCGACCGTGACCCCTCTAACGAAGCAACACAACAGGCTTTCAACAAGATGGTTGAAGGTCGTCGCACAGTGAGCAACTCCACAGTGGGTGTAGATAAAGCTAAGGGCTTCGTAGCTGACGGCTTTAGCGACATCCAGCACTACTACGAGTCCGACTACGTTGAGCTCCTGACCTTCTACGGTGACATCTACGACCACGAGTCGGGGACACTTATGAAGGACCGGGTCATCACAGTCATGGACCGCGCTCACGTCCTCAGCAACGAAGAGAACCCATCGTGGTTTGGCACAGCGCCTATCTTCCATGCAGGGTGGCGCACACGTCCAGACAACCTCTATGCAATGGGTCCACTAGATAACTTGGTTGGTATGCAGTACCGCATTGACCACCTAGAGAACTTGAAGGCTGATGTCTTTGACCAGATTGCTTACCCAATCCTCAAGATACGTGGTGACGTAGAGGACTTCGACTTCGAACCCGGCTCTCGTATCTACATGGGTGAAGAAGGTGATGTAGGCTACATGGCTCCTGATGCAACTGCACTACAGGCAGACCTACAAATCAGGGTACTAGAGGACAAGATGGAAGAGATGGCTGGTGCTCCTCGTCAAGCTATGGGTATACGTACTCCCGGCGAGAAGACAGCCTTTGAGGTACAGTCTCTACAGAACTCAGCCTCTCGTATCTTCGAACACAAGACTGCCCACTTCGAACGTGTATTCCTTGAGCCTATCTTGAATGCAATGCTTGAGGTTAGCCGTAGATACATGAACATGTCAGACACAATCCGAGTTATGGATGATGCTACAGGTGCTGTTCTGTTCCAGACGATCACGAAGGATGACATCACAGCAGATGGTAAGATCGTCCCTGTAGGTGCTCGTCACTTTGCTGAACGTGCTCGTCGTATCCAGAACCTAACACAGCTGTACCAGATCAAACTGTCTGATCCTTCTGTAGCTGCCCACATGTCAGGTAAAGAGTTTGCTCGTATCCTAGCTGATGAGCTAGGTGAGCCAGAAATCTTTAGTGAGAACATTGCAGTCAGTGAACAACTAGAGACACAACAGCAGATGCAAGAAGCTGAAGCTATCAACCAAGAGCAGCTTATGGTTGCACAAGAGATGGGAATTTAAAATGAAGATGAAGAAAACAGCAGCACCCAAAAAGTCTCCT